GTTTCAGCTGCCGGCACTTCATTCCAATTGTTTAAGAATAACTCTGAAAGCAATTCATACATTTGATCGCCGTCATCATCTTTAGCCAATGTTCCGTTGTAAATTACTTTTGGCAGTTTAGCCAATGATCCTAATGCGAGGATTGTGTAAGTAAAGGTTTCAGCAATACTGCTTGCCGTTGCAACCTCGGTTGTGATGTCTGTGATGTTGCCACCAAATAAAGTTCGATAGGTGTCGGTGCTGTCTTTAACTTGTAAAGTTATTCCATCATTAATTTGTAAATTATAGTTTTCATTATTTAAGGCAACCAATTCAATTTGCATATAAGATGGATTGGGTTGAGAGTAAATATCCTCACGACCAGCCTGATGGGCAATGTCAGATATTGCAACATTTGTGTATTCCACCGCATTGATTGTCAGTTTCCAATCGGGAGTAAATACAGTCATTATCCGCCCTTGATGCCGTTGTTATACAACTGTGGAACTGATCTTGATGCGCTGTTATTCAATACCTTTGCAACGGCTCTTGCAGCACCTTCACTATCAACTGCTTGAACTGAAACATTATTAATAACAGTTGGATTTCCTGCACCATAGGTAAAATTTGAACTCGGAACAGATGGAGTTTGTCCAAGCATTGAACCGGTCTTTGATGGGTTCGGAATATATCCAATATCTGCTCCGGGCTTGATTAGATTTACAACTCGAATGGCTTGGTTTGCAAACTCAACCAATAAACCAATTGCTTCCCTTACAAATGTAATAAATCCTGAAATTATGCCAGCCACCGCAGCAATTGCTTTACCAAATGATTCAGCACCCTTTTGGCTTTGATTTAGGGAATTAGTTAATCCTTCATCGCCAGTTAATCCAGCAATAAATGCATTAAGGGCTGGGATGCCACTTTCATTTAAGAAACCAATAAACTTTTCGACCTGTGGCAATAAAGCAACCCCGAGACTTTCTTTTGCTTCATCAAATCCTACTTTTAACCGATCAATCTTTCCTTGAAATGTTTCAGCATTTGCAGCTGCTGCTCCACCATAAAGATCTGAAAGTTTTTGTTGAACCTCGGTGAATGAAAGTGTGGCTAATTCACTCTTTGATAATCCAAGACCTAATCTGCCAAGAGCTGTGGTGTTGCCATCTTGAGCACGACCTAAAGCATTTGCAACAGTTTCTAATTCAATGCCACGACCTTTTGCAATATCTAAAGCAAGGTTTAATAACTTTTGTGCTTCCTCAGTTGATTTTGTAGAAACTGCCAATCTCTGCATCGCTGGTCTAAGTTGGTCATCAGCAACACCGGTTGCAAGTGAGGTCTTGAGGATATATGCCTCAGTAGCCTTTATCTGGTCATCAGTTGCCCCTGTGGCGGTCTTTAGAGCAGCAGCCAACCTTAACTGTGCTTGCTCATCCTCTATTGCTGATTTGACCCCATCAACGGCTAATTTAGTGCCATAGGCAACGGCAGCAGCAGCAGCAACCGCAAATGCAGCAGCAGCTCTTTTCCCAAATGCGCCGACCTTATCTCCAAAGGTTTGTATCTCATCATCGGCTTTCTTTAATCCTTTTTGCAGATTATCAATATCAGCAGCAAGGGAAAGCGTTAAGGTTCTAGATGCCATCTGACCAATCTTTTCTAATCTCCAAAATTATTTCCTCAAACTCTTTAATGATAGTTGGTTGCAAATGTCTAATGGTTGGATAAATAAACCAACCTCTTGAACCTGCACCTTTAGGCATCGGGCCTGACCATCTTGGAAATTGCGGATAATTCTTTGATCCAAATTCACTTGCAGCACCAATACCAGTTCGGCTTCCTTTAGGATCATTACGAGTATTAAATTGCGTTGTTGCTCCGCCTGAAAATTTTTGTCCAGCAAAACCAAAAGATATTTCGCCCAGTAATGATGAGGCTTTTACTTTACCGCCTTGAGCAACACGATTTGCAACTTTACCTCTAGACGATGCAACTCGTCTAATTTCATTTAATTCTTTTTGAGCAAGTTCTTGAACCCTGCGTTTTGTTTCCTTAACAGCGGTTTCATCCATTTGGCGTAATACTCGAGCAATCTTGTTTAACTCTCGCTTATCATAGGCAATCGATGGTTGGGTGCTAACTGCCATTTCTTGCCTCCAATACTTCGATCGCTGTCAATATGTCATCCGCATCAACCCATTCACTCATTGGTATATGAGTTGCAATTGCTAACTCAACCAATAATCTGTTTAGGCTTCCTGCTTTGTGGCTTTTGGGTCTGCATCACCGACTATTACATCGGCTACTGTTTCCATCCAAATATCCATTGGTTTGATTGGCTTGCTTCCGGCAATCTCACGCTTATAAGCATGATAAGCCAAAAACATAAGATCCCAAATACCCAGCTTCTCGGATGCTTGTCCAATGACATTTCCTGTCTGCTTTTCCCATTTCGCCCACTCAGGCGGTTGGGCAATATATGTTGCTTGCTCGCCTGAGCTGTATTCAATTGTAATTGGTAGTTTCATTTTGCTCCCGTTGCTAGTTTTTAACTAAATGTTTCTACTACTGCGCCCTTTGATACTGTGAAAGTAAAGGAAACAGTTTGTGCATCAACACCTGAACCACCAGCAGTTGGAAACTCTGGCTTTACTGGAAACACAAATTGCGCTCCTGATGCAGCTGTAAGTGTCATGCTGATGTCTGTGTCGGGTGCAGTTTCAGCAGCAGCCCATAGAGCCTCACAAACTGAATTTGCCTTGCCCCAATCAGCCAACATATCCAATTGGAATGTTCCTGAAATGTTTGTTGTCTTGTATGCCTCGCCTTCCATAGTCTGATAAACCTGTCGTTCATTGACTTTGGTTAGAACTGCATTTGTCGCTTGTGCTTGAATATCTGTTCCACCTGTGAAAGATAAACCAACATCACGACCGGTAATTACGACTGTTGCCATGATTTCTCCTTATATTGTTTGCGTGTAGTAGGTAGATACTCGAACATCTGCGATGAGCAGCGTTGATGCACCAACTTGAGTGACTGTCGGTCTTTCAACCGAGCTGACAATATATCCAACCGGAATTACTGCCAGAACACTTATAATCAATTGCTCGATATTGTCGAGCGATGCAGGATTGCTGTTATATGCAACTGCAACTGTAATCGTCATATTAATTTTAGCGCGAATGTTTGATTTGCTAATTGTTTCAAATTCCAAATATGGTGAATCTGGAACGCACACCACAGCTGGTGGAATGACTGTTTCTGGAACAAATGAATAAACATTTCCTGCAACGCTAGATAAAGCAGTTGCTAAAGGTGTGCGAACTTGCTCAAGAATAGTTTGGTTAGGCATTTATTGACACATGCTTTCAGGATCAATATATGAGCCCAACAAACCAACGCACTTATTGAAAAGTGATCGACCCATTCTAAAAGGTGTTGCTGTAAAATCTACTCCTTCAATTTGTCCTCCGCCGGCAAGTCTTGCTTGGAAAACTTCGACTGAAACGGTATAGACGGCTGATTGAACAGCTGCATTTCCAACATAAGTTGATCCGCCAGAAAGGGCAGCAACTCCGGATGGGATGACATTAGCCTCGAGTAGGTCGGCATTAGTGATCGATTGCGAAAAGGTATATTGTCCAAGATTATCTGCCAACACAACTCTTGTTCCGTTGTAAGGTGTTCCGCATCCTGTGATGACAACTGATTGTCCTTCGGTAAATTCATGAATTCCTAGTGTGGTAAATGTAGCAACATTGGCTGACAATGAAGTCGCTTGAATTGGACTTTTGAATGTTGTAAGCATTGGCAGAATAACTAATTCTGCTGTATCAATAATTTGGTTCAAGTAAGCATCGTTATACAAGGCAGATGACACACCAAGCACAGATCTCAACTCGGAAGCTGTAATTATGGTTGGCATGTCATCTCCTTAGGTTCTCCCTAGAGCAACTGCCTGAGATCGGGAGCAACCTCAGGCATGAATTTGCTTACTTATTAGGTAAGGTTAAAACGACGAACTCCACCGGCAACAAGTGTCTTAACAGCCAAGTAGCCGTAAAGCATTGTTTCGATTTCGCCAGTTGAAACAACATTCGTTGAAAGTTGTAGAACTGGGCTTTCCATGATTGCAACAGATGATGGAACAACAATAAATGCGCTCTCATCAATTGAAGTTGAAACTGCTTTGTTTGAAACATATAGGTCAAGACCCATTACATTTCCACGAAGTGATAATGGTGAAACTGCGCCAGCAGCATTTTGTGGATTAACAGCTGAGAATACTGGTCGCTTTGAAGAATCTTGCGCTCCAATTAACAATCCCCATTGTGAAGTTCCAGCAATGTATCGTGTTGCTAACTCACCAGTTGCAAGATATGCAGCAGGTGTTTCAGTCTTTACGAATGCAACAATTCCATCAAGATCAGCAGATGTTGCAGTTCCGGCTGTTCCGCCAGCAGTTAGTTCTGCAATGACTGCAGCCTCAGTTGCTTGAGCATAAACTCGGCGCATGTTTTCCAACATTGCCTGATAGAAAGATGGATCTGCTCTATCAAGAATTTCAACGCTGTAGCGTTGCAAACCCTTGTAGGCTTTGACTGTTGCATCAACATAAGATGAAACAATTCCGGTTTCGGATGGTGCAACACCCTCACCCTTTTCCTCAACGCTTCCTGAGGTTGTAATCTTTGGAAAACTTACAGTCATGCCTGCGTTTGGCAGTCTGCGTGTGCCGATTGCATCAATTGCACCTCGAGCACCGATTTGTGTATCAACTACCTGTGAAACATATTGAATTGGCTTAAATGCTGGGTTAGTTGTGAAACTGTCATCAGCTGCTGTAAGGATTTTTGCATCCTCAGCCTTTGCATGTGCTACCCACTCAGCAGAATCACGATTTCCAAGTGATGCTTTGATTGAGTGCTCTAAGAATCGAGCCTGTGTGTTAATT